CGCAACCATTTGACTCAAACTTTCGTGGAAGCAAGAATCCTCATAATGCTTCACGAGATCCCAAAAAGAAATCCACCTATCCTTCAAACTAGGAAACTCTTCGTTGAAAATAATCGGCTTCGAAAGTCTTTCAACCCTTTTCAGGGGGTCGACAAGAGCTTTAAAACTACTACCGTCATTCGCGAAGAAATAGGAGCAGAAAAAACCGTGATCCGAACTGATAACCTTCCCTTTGAGGTTGAAGAACAGTGACAGGTGTCTTGCTCCTTCCTCTGCTCTCATATCCCTGTGAGAGAAGACAAAACTATCATCACCCACGAAATAGCAAGCCTCAGCATCTGCTATGTCGAAGACTGTGGCCAGCGCAATCATGGAGACCATGGTGTTACCAAAACACGTCATGGCATCACCGGTTTTTCTCTGATAGATGAGAAAGGCCTTTATGCCATTAGCAAAGTTCGTACCAGTGGAACTCTCATGACCATTCTTCCAGAGTTCTAACAATTCCTTATCAAAGCCTAACTTCTCCAAGAAGAACATCTCGATTTCAAAACAGACATCCGTTTGACTTTTATCAAATGTCTCCTGATCAATCTCCAGAAGCTTATACTTCTTATTGACATCAAGATTGTCATTCAGATGGTCGTTCAAGGCATCGATATTCTTACGAAGATGGCAGTAGACGGACGGTTTAAGCAAGGAAGAAAATCTGTCGAACAGGACTCTGAAAATCGGAGAGAACAGAGCATTCACTCTTTTCTTATGAACCAAAAGATTCTGCAGAATAGAGTACTCGAAAGGTCCATTGGGTTCCAGAGTATTCTTCGGCTCAGGTTTGATCATCATCTCATACGAAGACACATCTTCAGGCTCGACAGGAAACTCCAAGTCATCAATCATCTTGAGCTTCTTCTCTTTGAAGTCCAACAACCAAGCTGCCAACGAATCAGAAGCCGCACCCACTCTTTCTTTCGAGTAGGTTTCCAACATCTTCTTAGCATCCTTATGACCGTAACAGTCTAGAAATCTTTGCAAAGAATACTCCTTGAGAGCTTGGATATCCACGGGAGCGTTGTTCTCGGGAGTGTTCAAATTCCTCTTCTCAAGTGTAAGCATGGCTTGCCTCGTCGTCCTCGGTCTGGGCAAGGGTTGAGCCGTTCTCAGAATTGATCTCAGATCCACCTTGGGTTCTAGCACTTTATTTAGAGCATCAGAGTCTTTCGAGGTATCCAGAATCACATCGTTGACCGAGACTGAGAGATTCTCGTGTTCAATATGGTATGAATCGAATTCGA